ATGTTAGAGAACTTCCATTCTTTTTACAACCCGGATGTAAAGCACTCAATAAAGGTTCTATTGAGTTCTCAAACAATTCACGCGTTATTGCCGCAGCTACATCTGGTAGTTCGATTCGTGGTCTTTCTGTTAATTTGCTTTTTCTAGACGAGTTTGCATTCGTAGAAAATGATGCTCAGTTCTATACATCAACATATCCAGTAATTGCAGCAGGTAAAGAAACTCAAGTTATTATTACATCAACAGCAAATGGTATTGGTAATGTATATCATAAACTATATGAAGGTGCTGTTCAAGGCACCAACCAATTCAAATCATTCCGTGTAGATTGGTGGGATGTTCCAGGCCGGGATGAAGAATGGAAGCGTCAAACAATTTCTAACACTTCGCCACTACAGTTCGAACAAGAATTTGGTAATAACTTTCATGGACATGGTAATACTCTTATTGCTGCTGAAACATTATTATCATTAAAGGCTGAGCAACCAATCAAACAAACACATAACCTAAACATATATGAAGATGTAATAGAAAATCATGAATATATGATGTTTGTTGACGTTGCAAAAGGTCGTGGCCAAGATTACTCAACATTCAATATTATTGACGTAACAGCAAGACCATTCAAACAAGTATGTGTCTTCCGTGACAATAATGTGTCACCCTTACTTTACCCCGACATTATATACAAATATGCTATGCAATATAATCAAGCATATATTATAGTAGAGTCCAATGATCAAGGTTCATTGGTATGTAATGCACTCTATCATGAGTTAGAATATGAAAATGTATATGTAGAATCTATGGTGAAATCAAATTCTATTGGTGTAACCATGACTCGTAAAGTAAAACGTATTGGTTGTTCTAATATCAAAGATTTTATTGAGCAAAAGAAACTCACTATTGTAGATGCTGAAACAATTATTGAATTATCAACGTTTGAAGCTAGAGGTAGTTCGTATGAAGCTTCAAATGGAAATCATGATGATCTGGTAATGAACCTTGTGCTTTTTGCATGGTTTACTACCACACCATTCTTTAACGATCTAACCGATATTAATTTGAAACAAATGCTATACTCTGAAAAACTTAAGTTTATCGAAGATGATGTAGTACCTGTTGGAATTTTTGACGATGGTCGAGAAGACAAATATCATGTAGAACATGGTGAAGTGTGGGAAACTGTAAGTAATACTGGAATGTTCTAAATATCATTATTTATAAATATATTATAGGTGAATATCCGTATTATGAATAAAATCTTATAATCTTTTTTGGAGAGGAATAAACAATGGCTTTTCAAGTATCACCAGGAGTTCAGGTCAAGGAAATTGACCTAACGAATGTGGTACCTGCAGTATCTACCTCTATAGGTGGTTTTGCAGGCGCATTCAACTGGGGTCCTGTCGAAGAGATCGTTACAGTAGGTTCAGAAAAAGAACTAGCTGCTCGATTCGGCACCCCTGATAATAATACAGCCCGTTATTTCTTAACCGCAGCTTCATTCTTGAAATACGGAAATGCACTTAAGGTAGTTCGCGCAGCGACCACTAATCTTAATGCTACTTCCACAGGAGTTGGAGTTCTAGTTAAGAATCGTGACGATTACGATACACATGACTTAACTGCTCAGGTTGTTGCTAAATACCCTGGAGTATTAGGTAACTCACTTAAAGTTTCAGTTTGCGGAGCCGGCACTGGTTTTGCAACTTGGCCATATGCAGATAACTTTGATTCAGCACCAGGTACTTCTGTGTATGCTGCAGAACGTGGCGCATCGAATGACGAAATTCATATCGTTGTAGTAGATGAAGATGGTCAATGGACTGGAACCGCTGGTTCTATTCTAGAAACTTTCGCATTTGCTTCTTTGGCATCAGATGCTAAAGCTACTGATGGCACGTCAAGTTATTACGCAGATGTTATGAACACATCAAATTATATTTGGTTTGGTGATCATGACACTAATTTTGCTTTAGGTGGATTTACTGTTGCTGCAGCTCTTGCTGATGCCGCGGAAGGCGATTTCACTGGTACTACTAGTGTAGTGAATTATTCACTTACTGCTGGTACTGATGATAATGCCCCAACAGTTGGCGAAATTCAAACTGCTTTTGGTTTACTAGAAGATTCAGAAACCGTAGATGTAAATCTATTGTTTGCTGTACCTGGTGCCAATGGTGGTGATGATGTAACTATGGCAAACTATTTGCTTGGTGTCGCAACTGATCGTAAAGATTGTTTAGCATTTATTTCTCCTCCAGTAGAAGATACAGTAGGTACTTCTCAACCAGCGGTCGACGTAAAAGAGTTTGCTGATCAATTAACATCTACTTCTTATGGTGTAATTGACTCAACTGCTCTTAAAGTATACGACAAATATAACGACGTATATCGTTGGATTCCTGCAGCTGGCCATATGGCTGGTCTCTGTGCTAACACAGACGATGTTGCAGATGCATGGTTCTCCCCTGCCGGCTTTACACGTGGTCAACTACTAGGCGTAACTAAGGTTGCATTCAATCCTAAGCAAGCCGATCGTGATACACTTTACAAAGCACGCGTTAATCCAATTACTTCTTTCCCTGGTCAAGGCATTGTACTATATGGTGATAAGACTGCACAAGCTAAGCCTTCTGCATTCGATCGCATTAACGTACGTCGCTTGTTCATGGTCTTGGAAAAGGCAATTGCAACCGCAGCTAAATATCAACTCTTTGAATTCAATGATGACTTCACTAGAGCAATGTTCCGTAACATGGTTGAACCATTCCTACGTGATGTCAAAGGCCGTCGTGGTCTAACTGACTTTGCTGTAGTGTGTGATGGTACGAACAACACTGGCGAGATTATTGATAGCAACCAGTTTGTTGCTGATATTTACATCAAGCCTGCACGTTCTATCAACTTCATTACATTGAACTTCATTGCTACTCGTACTGGCGTTGAATTCTCTGAAATTATCGGTCAATAAGGAGAATAAACAATGGCAATATTAGGCGTAGATGATTTTAAAGCCAAACTAATTGGTGGTGGCGCCAGATCTAACCTTTTCAAGGTAGAGATGGGTTGGCCAGCTGGTATTGGTGGCGCAGGTGATACTGAAATTGGTGGCTTCTTAATTAAAGCAGCTGCTTTACCATCTTCAGTAATTGCTCCAATCACTGTTCCATTTCGTGGTCGTCAATTACAAATTGCTGGGGATCGTACATTCGAACCTTGGACAATTACTGTAATTAATGATACTAGTTTCCAATTGCGCAATGTATTTGAGCGTTGGATGAATAGAATCAACAATCACAATGCAAACACTGGTGCTACAAATCCTTCTGATTATTTTGCTGATGCAGCAATTCATCAGTTAAATAAAGATGGCAATAATATCAAGAGCTATAATTTCCGAGGCCTTTGGCCAACGAATATATCAGCAATTGAAGTATCATATGATACCGAAAATGCTATCGAAGAATTTACAGTAGAACTTCAAGTTCAATACTGGGAATCTAGCACAACATCTTAATTATGTTATAAGTATATGGAGGGGTGTAAAAACCCCTCTATATTTTGAAAATTCCGGAGAAAATGAATGGCTGAAAATAATGGAATATCCTTATTTGGATTTGAAATTAAGCGTAAAGGACAAGAAAAAGATGATGCTAAAAAGCAATCTTTTGTCGCGCCACAAGATAGTGATGGATCTAGTTATGTATCAGCCGGTGGATATTTTGGTCAATATTTAGATACTGATGGCTTAACCGATCAAGCATCTGAGGGTGAGTTAATCCGCAGATATCGAGAAATTGCTATGCATCCAGAGTGTGATGCTGCGATTGAAGATATTGTTAATGAAGCTATTGTCTCTGATGCAGATTCAGCTCCCGTTGATATTATCTTAGATGACTTAGATCAACCCGATACTATTAAAAACCAAATTAAAGAAGAATTTGACAATATTATTGAATTGTTACAGTTCAATAATTATGGTCACGAAATTTTTAGAAAATGGTATGTAGATGGAAGAGTCTATTACCATATTATTGTCGATGAGAAACAACCAAAACGAGGTATCATCGAATTAAGACCTATTGATGCAACTCGCATGACTAAGGTCAAACAACTAAATCAAGAAAAAGACGAAAAAACTGGCGTTACGTTAATTAAAGACGTAGAAGAATATTATCTGTATCGCGATGCTGGTCTTGCAAAAACTAATCAGGGTATTAAGATTAGTAAAGACGCAATTCAATATACTACATCTGGTCTTTTAGATTCAACTCGCAAAAAGGTTTTATCTTATTTGCATAAAGCAATTAAGCCAGTAAACCAATTGCGCATGATGGAAGATTCACTTGTAATCTATCGTCTTGCTCGTGCTCCAGAACGTCGTATTTTCTATATTGATGTTGGTAACTTACCAAAGGGTAAGTCAGAAGAATACTTACGTGGAATTATGAATCAATACCGCAATAAATTGGTATATGACGCATCCACAGGAGAGATTAAAGATGATCGTAAACACATGTCCATGCTTGAAGACTTCTGGTTACCGCGTAGAGAAGGTGGCCGAGGTACAGAAATTACGACCTTACCCGGAGGGGAAAACCTTGGACAAATTGACGACATCGTCTATTTCCAGAAAAAACTTTACAAGTCTCTCAACGTTCCTTCTAATCGCTTAGAGCAAGAAGCACAGTTTTCACTTGGACGTTCTACTGAAATTTCAAGAGATGAAGTTAAGTTCCAAAAATTTATTAATCGCTTACGCAAAAAGTTTTCTTGGATGTTCCTTGACTTGCTAAAAACACAATTAATCCTTAAGGGTATTATTAGTGAGCAAGATTGGGTACAATTCAGAGAAGATATTGTAATTGACTTTATTCAAGATTCAGCGTTTGCTGAGTTAAAAGAAAATGAAATTATGCGTGAACGTATTAGTCTATTGACTGATATGGATCAATACGTTGGTGAGTATTTCTCAAAAGAATGGATACGTAAAAACATTCTAATGCAGACCGATGACGATATTGAAAGAATGAAAGAAGAGATCGAAGCTGAAAAGGCTAGTGGTGAAATTAACCCCGAAGATGAAGATCTTGAAAATTAATTTATTATAAATAATAAGGAATAATATTATGACTACAATTAACAAT